ATGAATAAAAGTTTACTAGATAAAGTATTGAGGAAGAATAATTGATGGATTTCATGGCAGTATATGGTGAAGCTGGAATGATAGGTGTAGTTGGTGCTATGTTTGTTTATTTAGTAATTAGTATGTCAAATAAATCAGCTAAGCAACAAGAAGAATTAGAAGCATTGAAAGTCGAAAATAGAGGGCAATCTGAAACACTTGAAAACATGGAAGGGATGATTATTAAACTTATAAATAGATGGAATCAATCAGATGATAAGTTAGATAGAAAATTTGATGCAATGACATCTAGCATCAATGACTTAGATAATCAAGTGTCAAGAATAGATGGAAGTTTGTCTAGGATCAATGGAAAACACTAATGGCTAAAGATCCTAGATTAAAAAGGTTTGGTTTGTCTGGTTATAACAAACCTAAGAGAACACCAAGACATAAAACTAAATCTCATGTTGTACTTGCAAGATACAGGAAGGGTGGCAGAACTGTTACTAAGTTAATTAGGTTCGGTCAGCAAGGAGTCAAAACAAATCAAACGGTAGCACAAAGAAAAGCTTTTAAATCTCGACATAGAAAAAACATAGCGAAAGGTAAAAGTTCAGCGGCATGGTGGGCAAATAAAGTTAAATGGTCACCTAGTAAAACTAGGAGTAAATAAGATGGATTATGAAACAATAGACGAATATAGAAGCAGTGTTAAAGAAAGATTAGCAAGGATAGAATCTATTTTGCAAAGAGAATTGCCAGATATAAAAGAACAACTTAAAATATCTATTTTTTTATTCACTAATCTAAAATAGGAGTCAATAATGAATATAAAGTCAATGCTAGTAAAACTTGCTGAAGAACAAGCTGAAAAAATGCAACAAGAAGCAATTAATCATTTAGGTTCTGATGAGATGGCAAAAAATATTGCTAGTGCTATAAACAAAAGAATTGATATTCCATTTGTTTCAGAAGAAAAAGAACAAATATTCTTTGAAAAAATCGTAGATGTAGTAACTGATATTCTTGAAGGTGTTTTTAAAGGTAAGTAATGATTGACTCAATACAAATGCTTACAGTCATAAAGGATACCCTTGAAAAGATGGGATCTAAATATGCTAGTCATGATGCACAAATGCTAGTATATAGAACTGGCTTAGTTGAATCAAAATATAAATATATTATGCAGAAAGGTGGCTCAAATATAGCCAGAGGATTTTGGCAGTGTGAACCATGGGTGATGGTTTCTTTGTGCAATGATTACTTGCAATACAGAAAAGACCTTCTAAAAAAAGTTGCTGAGATATGCTATCTTGATTGGAGTTTTTTTACTGCACCTGAAGAAGATAAGTGGAGGGATATACTTACAACCAACCTTATTGCCGGTATTGTTGCTTGTAGGCTTCATTATTGGAGGGTACCACATTCTATGCCTAAAACACTTGACGACCAAGCCAAATACTGGAAAAGATGGTACAACACATCAAAAGGCGCTGGTACTGAAGAACATTTTAAAGAAATAGTTATGAAATATGGCTAATGATGTTGTCCAAGATGTTGATGGTAATATTATAGGATGCAGATATTGTGGTAGTAGAAGTATTAGGAAGCATGGTTATTTATATAGAGCAAAATCTAAAAGGCAACAATGGATGTGCAATTCATGCGGTAAAAGA